TAAATTTCAAGCAATACATCAAGTATTAGGTCAGCGAAGACACAATCCAAATTATGGGTTAGATGCTAAACATGGTGTAGCGGAATCAGCTAGTGCAGGTGCTACAAGTTCAGCTAACATTGCCAGTGTTCCTAACCCTAATTATGCTAATAAAGCCAATAAAAAGAAGGTAAAAAGCGTTAATGCACTAGATACAAAGGGTGTTAGTTTGTTCGGCGGTCCAGCCTTCAAACGATAAATATAATATCGATAAACACGGAGTTTAACATGGCAGATTTTGATAACAATATGGATGGAAATATGGCTAAAGCCGACTTATATAAACTAGCGAGCTACGCTAAAAAGTTGTTTGAACAACTAGAAGGTAGTGAAAATTTAGAACCTTGGGTAGAATCAAAAGTATCTAAGGCCGCTGATAATATTGCATCAGTATATCACTACTTAGAATACGAAACAAAGTTCAATGACTACAGCAGATATTTGAACGAAAGTTCTATGGACGCAGAGAAAAAGGCTCACGCATTATCCGTGTTATCAGAAGCTAAAGCCAAAATGAAAGAGCTTAAAAAATCTCAAGCTGCCAAGATGACTAAAGAAGGTAAAGAACACGATAGTAAAGATTCTTTCGATTCTAGTGACAACGAAGGTGATACATATAAGACTAAAACTGGTCACAAAGCAACTAAGACCAAACAAGGTGCTCGTTATGAAAAGCAATTCCCAGACAGCTACAAAGGTCATGGTAATTCACCAGATAAAGATTTAGACGAAAGCATGACAGAGCCATGCAGTCATTGTGGAGGCGCAGGTCATGTTGCTAAACAACATCCAAGAGACCGTGCTCATCCTTCAGTAGTTGCTAAAGCAGAAGCATATCATACTAAAATGAAAGCTACTCAAGCCGCTATCAAGCGTATGAACAAAAGTAGCGAAGACGAATTGATTCCAGAAGGCAAAAAGAAAAGCCTAAAAGAAAATATGAGTCCAGCTGAACTAGCTCATCACCATGCTAGCGAATATGCTAAACATCACAAAGCAGGTAATTTAGAACTATGCCAACATCACAAAGCTGAGTGCATGAAGCACGGTGGTAAGATTCAACACGGTGCTATGGGCGAGTGCTATCATAGCCATCCAGCTATCAAAGGCGGAACAATGTATGAGTGCGATGCACCAACAACATCAGTAGTGCCAACAGCACCAATGAGTCCAATGGGCGAAGCTAAAAAGGCCAAGAAAGACTACGACGGTGATGGCAAAATAGAAAGCAACAAAGACGAAGTATGGGGTTCACGTGCTAAGGCTGCTGCCAAAGCAGGTAAGCCATTCAACGAAGATGTCCAGAGTCAACTTGATATGTTGATGAAAGCGTATAACGATGCTAAAGCTAAAGGTGATCAAAAAGCAATGACTCAATTTGCCGCTGATTACCAAAAACTTAAATCTCAATCAGATACTGCTACTGTAAAAGAAGGTAAACCAAGCGCAGGTTTAAGCAAAGCTAAGAAATCTGCTACAGTTAAAAAAGCCAAAGCAGGTGGAGACATTGGTAAGCCAGGTAAAGGGTTTGCTAAACTAGCTAAGAAAGCAGGTGGTGGTGAGAAAGGTGAGAAGATTGCCGCAGCCGCTATGTGGAAGAACATCAAAGAAACTACTGCTTATATCGAAGAAAAGAACGCCGCTCTAAATGAATGGGGTGTTACAGGTATAACACAAGACAATCCGCTACACGCTAACGGATCATTTGGCATGGATATCGAGGGAAGTCCTGAGGTCAAAGCAATCGTTGCTCAAATGAAACCAACTGATTACGTTGAGATGAATGCGTTTAAGAGCCGCTTTCCGTCACCTGAAAAATATGAAGATCCAAAAAATTATTGGAATGTAATGACAGGACATAGACAGAACGACATGTTCAATTATGTTCAACGCTACAACAGAGATAATAATAATTTGTCCGTAGGACAATGGTTGCAAAAGGCCAAGAATTTTGTAGGCAGTAAAATTTCTGGACAGCCTGCACAACCTGTATCATATGATGCGGCAAGATATGATCAGAATAATTCTGCAAACAATCCATTCACTGGTGGATCAGCGACTCGTCCTGAAACTAATTTTCCTGTAAAAGAATCTACAGATTTTGCACGTATGAAAGAGCAAATGGCTCGACTAAATCGTGCAGAAACAACTCAGATCAACGAGTCAAGCGAAGCAGATAAGATCCGTGCATTAACTAAAAAACTATTGGGGTAATACTCCAATGGACATGAAGCGCATACTACAGGCGATGGATGGCGTTGCTACAAAGCCTGTAGCAGGTGCTAACGACATGGCTAAATTTTTATCTGTTATAGATAAAAATGATGTTGAGTTGTTAATGGAAGCTAGTAATCCCCACAAAGTATCATTGCCAGTACAAATGGCAATGCAACACTATCAAGCCCCACAAGAAACAGTAATACAAAAACCTGTATCTCAAGGCAGCATTCGCAAATTCTTTCACGAAGTCGAAGCAGAAGTTGCTGAAGAAACTACTCACAAGCAACAGTTACTAAGACAGTATAGTCAGCAAATTGCTGAACGTGTACTAATGAAAGAAAGTTATGCAACTTCTGATTTAACTAGATCCAAAGTAATGTCTACAGGTCCGGGACCACAAGATAATGTAGTAGATACAGATGGTCGTGCAAGTTTAGGATTAGAAGAAACTCCAAGCGAAATGCATCCAACACGCCGTTATCGTATGATGCGCCGTATTAGCAAACGTGCTGGTATTGATCTAAGTGATTTAGAACATGTAACTGATGATGAACTACATCAACTATATGCACAACATGGTTTGTCAGAAATGGCAATTAACTTTAATAAAGATGATCCATTAGGTAGCGAAATAGTAAATCATCAAGGTGTTAATCCTGCTAGCATAAGAACTCGTATGATGAGAGCTACTAGACAATTGGCTGATTTAACTGAAATGGCTAAGAGCAATGATCCACTTGTGTGGCAACATCTTGCTAGATTATTCCCAGAACTAGCCATGAATATTGAACAAGTTCGTCATGGCATTGAACAGCTAGCAGAAATCAAGCGTAAAGGTGGACGTAGAAGTGCTAACATTCCTAGTGGACTTAGCGAAGATGGCGTGGCAAAACCTGCTAAGCCAATGGCTCCTGCTAAACCAGCAAAGCCTGCGGCTACTCCTGCTACACCACAAAAAGTAAAAACAATTAAAGCTAAAAAGAAAACCAGTCCTTGCCGTACAGGACAAGTTCAAACTGGAGTTCAAGTAAAGAATGGTAAAACAGTACCTAAGTGTTCAGTAAGATAATATGAATATTAGAGATTTAATCGATCGTTTAGATGCTATACAAGTCAATGAAGACATCCGTATGCGTGATGTCGAAGCGGCTGTGGCCGGAGATGATGATCCGGGAAGCCGTGCTAGAAAACTAGCAAAGCTAGCTCGCGATAATCAATTCCCAGGACTATATGATCCAACTGACGGACAGTTTGTTGCGGCAGCAACAGGTAATAGAACAGCAATGCCACCTAATGCGGCGATTGATAACATGCTGTCAAGCAAGGGACTTGTTCCTGGAAACAGTCAAAGTTCATCTGGCCTAGGTAAAATATTTGGCACTAGCGGTGATGACTATGATAAACAAATACGCAGTCAAAGTCAAAAATACAATAAAGATCAAGATGCTCTTGAATTTAAACAAGAACATCTAAAGAAATTATATACATTAATTTCGCAACTTAAGGCAGCCAAGCCCGACGAAGTTGCTCCAGCGGCTACTCCTACTAAAGAAAGTATTTCAAAAGAACTAATTGAAAGTTTTGGTTATGAAATGCAACTAGATGAGGGCGTAGGTGACTGGCTTAAAATGATCATAGGTAAACTTGCGTTACCTGTAACAGCGGCTTACGAATTTTATACTGCATGGCAAAAAATTAAAGTATTAAAACAACAAAATTTACCAAGAGATGTTTTCTGGAAACGTGTTTACGAAATTGTAGCTAAACAGGCAGCAGAATTTGGTTTGTTTATGTTTGGTGCATTTGTAGGCGAGGCATTAGCAAGTCCTACTATGAATCCATGGATTATTGGTGGAGCAGGATTAATAGGTGGTATTACTGCCGCATACTTAGGTAATGACAGTATCGGCGAAGTTACTGATATGATTGTTGACGGACTTTATGGTCCGGTAGCAGGTGATGATGCAAATAAACCAAATTCTTCTACACCAAGTACAAGTTCAACTACAACTGATAACAAACCATCAACTACAACTGGTCAAGCACCGAGTAATAAACCAATAGATACAACTAATACAACAGGTACGCAAAAGAGTCAAGTTATTCGTGAACTACAAGTTGCATTAGAAAAAGAAGGTTTTAGTGTAGGACACTGGGGGCTTGATAGTCGATTTGGTCCAGATACATTTGATGCGCTTGAAGCATATAAGAAGAAGAATAATTTACCCAATGACGCGGCAGCTATTGCAAAATTACTAAACATACCTGCGAGTGCTCCGGCTACAGAATCTCAAAAATTGTCTAACTTAAAAGCATTACTAGACAGCATTGACAAACCAATAATTAATGAAGTAGAATTTAGAACACCTAGATGGCTTGAAAAAGGTCTTGAAAAAATTGGTATCGATACTGCCGCTAGAGCCGCTTTTAAAGAATTAGGTCACGATGTTTACCTAAATGGTCGCAAGTGGGAGTGGCAAGAAGATGCTGGTATATATTCAGAACTAGGGACTGGCCGACAGTTAAGTCCAACTGCAATGAAAGAAAAAGGTGGATTGCCCACACCCGAATGGAAGGAACAACAAAAACAACTGTTCCCTATGGACGGTGATGTTGTAACTGTACCGGATGCAGTCAATGGCGATCTTAAATATACATTCGACAAAAAATCTGGTCAATGGTATCACAATGGCAAAGCAGTTAACGACATTGGTCTAATAAAAAAATTAGAAAAAGAAGCACCTATACAACGTAATGCTGGAGCAAAAACTACTGGCCCAACTAAGGTAGATGAGCCAAATGCCAAACCAGCCGATACTAGTAAGCCAGCCGATACTAGTAAACCAGCCACAACAGGTGATGCATTAAAAAATGCCGCTGAAGATTTACAAGGCACTAAGGCTGCGGGATTTATTGGAAGCAAGAAGTTTTTAACTATTGCCGCAGTACTAGCTACAGCAGGATACTTATTTTCACAAGATGGTAATATTTTTGCAGGGGGTCCAGATACTCCGGATACTTCAGGTACTCCGGGCGGTCCAGGAGGTAGAGCAGGCGGTCCAGGCACTACAGGCGATCAAGCAACATCACCAAAACCATCTAAACCAACATGTAGTATTGTTCAAATGGATTTAGTCAAACAGATTAAAACAGAACTTGAAGCATTAAAAACAGCGGACCAAACTGATGTTGCTATAACACAAGCTATACAACAAGGGCAAGAAGCGATCAACACTGCAATGGCAGGTTGTGAGATGCCCGAAGAAACTCAAAGTGCTAGTCCAAGAAGCGGATCACCGTTTGACAATGTTGCAGTACCAACATTTGCTCCGTACAGTCCAACACAAACAGTTACACAAGGACCAACCGGTACCCAAACAACTAAAGAATCAACTGATGCAGAATTAGATCGTTGGCTTAAAATAGCTCGAGGTTAATTAATAATGGCAGATTTATTTCTGCCATTTCCACCTTTAAAATTTGACACACACGGATAATTAATATACAATTAGGCTTATTAGGAGAGATATATGTCAGGACGCAATTACGGTGCAGAAGAAAAGGCAAAATTAGAACGACTTATCAATGAAGGCTCAACAGTACTTCGTGAAGTAGAAGATTTAACAGAAGGCTTAAAAGAAACAGTCAAGGCTGTTGCAGAAGAACTTCAAATCAAACCATCAGTTATTAACAAAGCTATCAAAATTGCACATAAAGGTGATTGGGCGGCGCATAATGAAGATTGGGCTGAGATTGAAGCAATTTTAGATATTACTAAAAAAATCTAAATAAGTATATACAAGAAAGGTTCGCGAGCCATAAATTGCAGAAAGGTATTTGCAAGCCCTAAATTGCATGGAGAAGAAAATTTATGTCTTATGTTGACGCATGGTTCGACCGTGACAACGATATCATCAAGATCGTTGAACGTAACCAAAAAGGCGAAAGGGAATTTAGAGATATTCCTGTACGTCATACTTTTTATGTAAAAGATCCCAGAGGTAAACACACCTCGATTTACGGAGATCCTGTGCAACGGATTGTCTGTAAAAACACAAAAGAGCTTCGTAAAGAACAAGCCATTAATAGTGGTAAGACAATGTACGAAGCAGATATTAATCCAATATTTGTAACCTTAAGTGAAAACTATCTAAATCAAGATGCTCCTAAATTAAATGTAGCATTTTTCGATATTGAGGTAGACTTCGATCCAGAACGCGGTTATGCATCACCCGACGATGCATTTATGCCAATCACTGCGATTGCTGTCTACCTACAATGGTTACAAACTATGGTATGTCTAGCTATTCCTCCTAAAGGTCTTAGTATGGACGAAGCTAAAGAGATGGTTAAAGAGTTTCCTAACACATACCTATTTGATAACGAAGCAGATTTGCTAGACATGTTTTTAGATCTGCTTAAAGATGCAGATATTGTCAGTGGCTGGAACAGTGAAGGCTTTGATATTCCCTATACCACTAACCGTGTTATTAAAACACTAAGCAAAGAAGATACTAGACGGTTTTGTTTGTTTGATCAGTTACCTAAACGCAGAGAATATGAAAAATATGGTCGCAATGCTGTTACATATGATTACATCGGTCGTGTGCATTTAGACTATCTTGAACTGTATCGCAAATACACGTATGAGGAACGCCACAGTTATAGACTCGACGCGATTGCGGAATATGAACTAGGCGAACGTAAAACTCAGTACGAAGGCACATTGGATCAGTTATATAATAATGATTTTAAAACATTTGTTGAATATAACATCAATGACTGTATGCTACTTGAAAAACTAGATAGAAAACTAAAGTTTATCGATTTAGCAAATACACTAGCACATGAAAATACAGTATTGCTACAAACTACAATGGGTGCTGTTGCAGTAACTGAACAGGCTATTATTAACGAAGCTCATCGAAGAGGATTTGTTGTCCCTAATCGTATTAAGATGAGTGAACGTGAAGATACTGCGGCAGCCGGTGCGTATGTTGCTTATCCTAAAGAAGGATTACAAGACTGGGTCGGCTCATTAGACATTAACTCACTGTATCCCAGTGCGATTAGAGCACTTAATATGGGTCCTGAAACTATTATTGGACAGTTGCGCCCGACAAAAACAGAAGAATACATTGAACTAAAGATGGCGCAAGGTAAATCATTTGCCGCGGCATGGGAAGGTATGTTTAGCAGTATTGAATATACTGCTGTAATGAATCAAGAAATTGGCACTGATATTACCATTGACTGGGAGAACGGTGACACAGATGTACTAAGTGCCGCTGAAGTTTACAGACTTATATTCGAAAGTAATCAGCCTTGGATGCTTAGTGCCAATGGTACAATCTTTACACATGAAACAGAAGGTATCATTCCTGGTCTATTAAAACGTTGGTATGCCGAACGTAAGGAAATGCAGGCCAAACTTAAAGATGCTATCAAAGCAGGTAATAAGGTTGAAGAAGAATATTGGGACAAACGACAACTTGTTAAGAAAATTAACTTGAATAGTTTGTATGGTGCTATTCTTAATAGTGGCTGTAGGTTCTTTGACAAACGTATTGGACAATCAACTACACTAGTAGGCAGACAAATTGCCAAACACATGGCTAGTAAAGTAAATGAAATCATTACTGGCGAATATAATCACATAGGAAAGGCAGTAATATATGGTGACACTGATAGTTGTTATTTTAGTGCTTATAGCACTCTACAGAAGGACATTGAAAAAGGTACCATCCCCTGGACAAAAGAAACAGTAATACAACTGTATGATACTATTGGTGATGAAGTCAATGCTACATTCCCACAGTTTATGCTAGATTCATTCCATGTACCTAAATCACGTGGAGAAGTTATCAAAGCAGGACGTGAAATCGTTGGTTCAAAGAGTTTGTTTATTACTAAGAAACGCTATGCTGTTCTTTACTATGATAAAGAAGGCAAACGTACAGATATAGATGGCAAAGCCGGTAAGATAAAGGCCATGGGCCTGGATCTCAAACGTAGTGATACGCCGGAATTTATCCAGAACTTCCTAAGTGATGTTTTGGAAATGGTTCTTATGGGCAAGCCTGAACAAGAAGTTCTAGATCACATTAGTGAATTCCGCATTAAGTTTAAAGCTCGTCCAGGTTGGGAAAAAGGATCACCTAAACGTGCTAACAACATTACAGAATACGAAGCTAAAGAAAAGAAAGCTGGTAAGGCCAATATGCCAGGTCATGTTCGTGCAAGTATTAACTGGAATACACTCAAACGTATGTATGACGACAAATACTCAATGGCTATCACAGACGGTGCTAAGGTTATTGTTTGCAAACTTAAACCTAATCCGTTAGGCTTTACATCGGTTGCATATCCTGTCGATGAATTACGTTTACCGCAATGGTTTAAGGATTTGCCATTTGATCACGCAGAGATGGAACAGACTATTATTGATAACAAATTAGATAACTTAATTGGTGTTCTAAAATGGGATATCGGTAGTACTGAAGAAAAAAATACATTTAACAGTTTATTCGAGTTTTAATATGAAAATAATTGTCGCCGGTTATGGGTTCGTTGGCAAAGCAGTTGCAAGTGCCATTGATCACAAAAACACAGTATATATCGTTGATCCAAAAATAAGTCAACAAACAGTAAAAGATTATCCAGATGCCGATGGTGTTATCATTTGTGTAGGAACTCCTAGTACTCAGTTAGGTGATTGCGATGTTAGTCAAATTTATCAAGTAATGGATACAGTTCCAGAGACTATACCAGTACTAATAAAATGTACAGTACGTCCAGATTACCTAAATAGATTGTTAGTAAACTATCCTAAACATAATATTTGTTATAGTCCAGAGTTTTTACGTGCGGCAACAGCCAATGAAGACTTTGCCAATCAAGAATATATGATATTAGGTGGAGATAATCCTGGAAATATCTGGAGAGAATTATTCATTGTTTCTCTTAAAAACCTAAATAAAATTGAACATTGCACACTAACAGAAGCGGCTATGGTAAAATATACCACTAATTGTTTCCTAAGTGTCAAAGTAGCATTCTTTAATCAGTTATATGACATGTGCCAAGCTAATGGTGCAGACTATAATAAGGTTATTAAAATGCTCAAATTGGATGAGCGTATTGGCGAAAGCCATATGCAAGTTCCGGGTCCAGACGGATCACGTGGTTTTGGCGGTGCTTGTTTCCCCAAAGACACTAATGCCTTTGTACATTATGCTGATAGTTTGCAAATATCGCATACTTTAGTAGAATCGGCAATAAAATATAACAAACGAGTTAGAAAAACATTGACATAGTCACAAAATACTGTATAATAATAAAACATGGAGAATCATATGAAAGACTTTTTACAAGATTTAGTAGCACACACACATAGTTTAGGATTTTTACCTTTGGTTAAGGTAACGGCTAGTTCAAAAGGAACTAGCATTGAATCAATGGCTGAAGATCGTTCAGTTATCCTTAATGCTAAAACACATAATCCAGTAGATGGATTAGATGGTGTATTTGGTATGCCTCAACTGAACAAATTAGATTTGCATTTGAAATGCCCGGAATATAAAGAAGGCGCTGGCATCAATGTAGTTACACAGCAACGTAACGGTGAAGACATTCCAACAGGTTTACATTTTCAAAATTCAACAGGCGATTTCGAAAACGATTATCGTTTTATGACTCTTGAAGTCATTACAGAAAAATTAAAGACTGTTAAATTCAAAGGTACAACATGGGATGTAGAATTTGAACCTACTGTAACTGCTATCCAGCGTTTAAAATATCAGGCGGCGGCACATACAGAAGAAACTGTATTCCAAGTTTCAACAGACAATGGTAATTTGGTATTTAAATTTGGTGATGCAAGTACACACGCAGGATCATTTGTGTTCCAAAGCGGTGTTACTGGTAAACTAAAGCAAACATGGTCATGGCCAGTTAATCAAGTACAAGCTATCCTAGCATTGTCAGGTGACATTACTATGAAGATTGCAGATGCAGGTGCGTTGGCAATTATTGTAGACAGTGGTACTACAGTTTACGAATACATACTTCCAGCACAAAGCAAGTAATGGTTGAACTTCATAAACGTACAGTAGTTAGAGCATTAAGCTATAGAATAATAGCATTGTTAATAACTGCCATATGGACTGGATTAAGCGATGCTATTTTTATCCATGTCATTCTAACTGCTGTACACTATATTATGGAAAGACTTTGGTTAAAGATTAAATGGGGCAAAATTGAATAAGAACTTAACTGCAACACAAAACGATTACGCATACTTTTTGCCAGCAACTAGTGGATTCTATTCTACTTTTATTGGTAGACAGCGTTACAGTAATTACGTAGATCCTGCTCGACTACCTGCAAGTTTTAATGGTAGTGTAGAAAGTCTTAACTATCTCGAACCAGAGAAAGGTATGTTCTATTATGATCATTGTCTTTACTCAGCTGGACATGCTAATCTAGACATGAGTAAACCAGACGAGTCTGAAGACATGTTCCGTAATCGAGATCGCTCAACTAGTTGGGTACTAGGCGATTCAGGTGGATTCCAGATTGGTAAAGGCGTATGGGAAGGCGAGTGGCGGGATCCTAATGGGCCAGAAGTTGCCGCTAAATGGGCAGAAGTAAATGCGTTAGGTGTCGAACTTGTTCCCCAACTACATCCAACAGGACATCCTAAGACTGATAAGAATGGTAATCCAAAATATACTAAAATAGATCATCCTAAACTTTATCAAGCACAATTAGATGCCGCACAGAAAAAACGCGATCAAGTATTGCGTTGGATGGATGCCTATATGGACTATGGCATGGTACTTGATATTCCAGCGTGGGTATGTCGCAGTCCGGCAGGTATTAAAGCTACAGGTATTAGTTCATATGCTGAAGCTGTATCAGCAACCAAATACAACAACGAATACTGGATTAAGCATCGTACAGGTGCTTGTAAATTCTTAAACGTTCTGCAAGGTGAAAATCATACAGATGCAGATGACTGGTACAATGAAATGAAAGATTTCTGCGATCCAACAAAGTATGACAAACCATTTAACGGTTGGGCTATGGGTGGGCAGAACATGTGCGATGTTCATTTAGTGTTGAAGCGTCTAGTACACTTACGGTTTGATGGATTATTAGAACAAGGGCACCAAGATTGGATGCACTTCTTAGGTACTAGCAAACTAGAATGGGCTGTACTACTAACTGACATTCAACGTGCTGTTCGCAAATATCACAATCCAGACTTTACAATTAGTTTTGACTGTGCAAGTCCATTCTTAGCAACTGCTAATGGACAAATTTATATGGCTACAGAAACTCCACATGCAGACAAATGGGTCTATCGTATGCAAGCATCTGCCGATGACAAGAAGTATTCTAACGATACAAGGCTATTTAAAGACGCAGTAGTACAAGACAATATTTTTGATAGATTTGAATCTAGTCCAATTATGGATCAAGTTCAAATGAAAGATATTTGTATCTACGCACCCGGCGATCTAAATAAAGTAGGCAAAGAAGGACGTACTAGTTGGGATAGTTTCACTTATGCTATTATGATGGGACATAATGTTTGGATGCATTGTAATGCTGTGCAAGAAGCCAATCGTCAAAGCGATGCTGGTGTCATTCCTGCAATGCTAAATGCTACTACTGCTGAAACTAAAACCCATAGAGATTATAGTCCAGGTCCAAATAAGTTTAAAGACATCGTTGATTTAATTTTTAGCATAGACAATAGACAAGATGCTTTAGACTTAATTGAATTCTATGGTGACTATTTTGATCGTATCATTGGCACTAGAGGCAATACTGGTGATAGAATTACCAATGCTAGTGCAATGGCAGATGTGCATATTGAATTTGAAGGTAATTTGACTATTGAAAAAGTAGTCAAAGAACCAGTTAAACCTGTACTCAACGAATCGTTATTTGAACTATGACATTACCCGACGAACGCTTTAGAAGCATACAACGAACTGAGGAGTTTTTAGAAGCTTTAATTAATCCTCAAAAGACTCCACGTATTCCAAAAGAAATACGTGAACAAGCTCGTTGGTGTTTACGTCATTATCCTAGCTATCATAATTTAAAAGAATTAGAACGTGAGGCCCCACACGTTATACAAGAACGTATGGAAGATGTTAGTCGTATGATCAAATATTGGGAAGAAGGAAAGAAATTTACAAATGAAACGTGAATATACTACAGGTACTAGTGAAGATGTGACATTTTTTGTCGGCACTGAAATTGAACGCACTCCTGCATACGGTATGAAAACTTTGTTCGTAGTAGGTACACACGACGAACAAGTTATTATTAGCCTTGCTAAAAATAATGATTGTACACATATCTATTTCGGTGCTAATCAAAGTTTTGGCACTAAAGGCGTCAATGATATACCAGGTTGGCGCCCATGGGAAGACATGATACAAGGTTGTTTAGATGCAGGTTATTGGTGTACTCTAGACTTTGATGTTAGTGAACATGAAGGTGTATTAGAAAGCGGTTTAACCGAACATCGTAGATTTATTCCACAAATTAGTGTAAAATTGCCTTATATAGGACAACTTGGGTATAATGCTACAATTAAGATTGATGATAAAGATTTCGACGCCACAAATCCCGGCGTTTGGTGTGTACCGATTGGTGCAATTACTCAAAGGAAATATTTTACCAATTGGGATGAATATACGAATGATGAGATCATAAAATGAGGAAACGTGCAGTAATAAACAATCATGCTCCAAAATGTGCATTACCTGGTTGTAATAACAGGGTAGGATTTCATAAGACATATAAAAAAGCTAATACTACAGTTGGCGCAAAATGGAAAATGTTTTGTGAACCCCACAGAGGAAGTCAAAAGATTGAAGTTGATAACTGGAAAATGAAAAACGGTTGTTCTAATACAACTACAAAATATGGGTTTGTATGTACAGCACATATTATTGGCCCAGAACAACTAGACGTTCATCATATTGACGGTAATCGTCATAACAGTGATGCAGAAAATTTAGATGTATTATGCCGTAATTGTCATGCACATGTTACAATTCAAAATAATGATCATCTAACAAGATACGACAACGCAGTAGATTTAGATCCAAATATGTGGGAACCAGCATGATTATTAAACAAGATATCCGTCCAAACAAAATGATCTGGGTTACATTCCAGAAAGAAGGCATTCACGCTTATCCAGCGGCCGCAACTGATCCAAACTTAGCAACAGGAGATGAATATGATGTATCGTTTTTGGCTACTCCTCATCGTCATATATTCCATTTTCGCGTTTGGCTTTCAGTTACCCACAACGACCGTGATGTCGAATTCATCCAGTTCAAACGCTGGTTGGAAAATCTCTACAAAGATAGTATACTAAAACTAGATTATAAAAGTTGCGAAATGATGTCAGATGATTTGTATGACATGATTTCACAAAAATACCCAGACCGAGAGGTTTGGATTGAGGTCTCCGAAGATGGAGAAAATGGCAGTTTTATCAAATACTAATAAGAGGCTATAATGGCTAAGAACTACAAAGAAATCAATTATTTTGAAACCCGTCCCGATATCGTTAAGATTTTTGACGATCTTGAAACATATCATGACTACTGTCGTCTAGAAATGTTTCCGTTTGATGAAAGTCATCTCTACAATCGAGATAGCTGGGCTTGGCGCAACTTTGAAAAGAGCCGCCGTCCAAAGAAACCCGGCAACGGTGAACGCAAACCTTACCTAGGTAAGAATCCGAGATACAATAATGACCGTATTTCTAATTGATTTAGAAGCTGTTGAGACTAGGTACACGGGTCAATGGAAGACTCATGTACCTGCTCTCTTACGAAAGGCAGGACACAATGTTCAAATTCTATCTGGGCCTACGGATATTCCTACAGCCACTACTCCTGGTGCTTTTCTTAATTTTGGCGGCACCAATATCTATAAGTCTAGCCAAGTGGAACAAATGGGGCGTCTATTTTGCTCCGGATCAGTTCAGCCTGGCGATCATTTCATCTTCACTGATGCTTGGCATCCTGGAATCATTAATTTAAAGTACATGAGTGAACTACTGAACATTCCAGTAGTCACACATGGCTTATGGCACGCCGGTAGTTATGATCCTCAAGACTTTCTTGGACGCTTAGTTGGAGATAAGCCTTGGGTACGTCACGCAGAGAAGAGTTTTTACGAAGCGTTTGATCACAATTACTTTGCTACAACATTCCATATTGAAATGTTTGGTAAGAACTTACTA